TCAGCGCAACTTCACCGCCGTACCAGTCGCAAACACAACAACCATTCCGCCCTTCCCGCCAGGCATGCTGATCTCGAAGTCCACCCCGACCACCGCATCTGCCTGCAAAGCACGCGCCCTCTCCCTGATTTCTTCGGTCGCCTGAATACGCGCCTCCTTCAAAGCCCGCTCCAGCGTCTGCGACCGCCCACCGAAAAAATCGCGCATACCGGCAAAGATGTCACGGATCACATTGACCCCCTGCACCGATTCGGCACTGACGATGTCCAGGTATGCCGTGATCTGCCGGCCTTCAATGGCGTGAGTGGTGGAAATGATCATGGAATGTCGTCCCTATATGGATGAAAAAATCCGCGATTGTAATAGCTCAAAGCGGAATTCAAGCTGAAGCCAATAAAAATCCAGACGCCAGAAACCACAAAACCCCTGACTTCTTTCGAAATCAGGGGTTTTGTGTACTGAATGTGGCGGTGAAGGAGAGATTCGAAACCGCCCGATTGCGATTTTCGCGACATCGCCCCCCGGTTTATAAGGGTTTCAGGACGATAGTTAGCGCGCAAGCGGTCCCACGGCGGTCCCATGAGTTTGCGCGGCAGTCGAATACGCCAAGGGCCATAGAGGGAAATCTTTTTTTTGGGAGCGGCATCGGAAAAAGGTAATTTCGGTAACTTAATCAACTGACCGGCCTGAGAGCCTTGATTTAACTGGCCTGCGAGGGATCGGCACAAGGTAATTTTAAAGTAATGTATAGGTAAGGTTATTACCTTTTAAGGAAGTAATTTTTTTATTTATCCCCCCCTTATAAATCAGTCACTTACGCTCACATTACTTTTTCCATTACTCAAAATTACTTTCTGAAGTAATCCAGCAAAGCCAATGAATACTGGGCTTTCCGCGATCTACCGATATGCGAATTACCACATTACTTTTTTCCGACTGCGCTCCTGAAAATCAGCGCCTGCCGGTGCCCCATGTCTGACGAACTAACGACCCTGGTAAAACGCATCGGGTGCCCTACCCTTCGCAGGGATTCGCAGGCTTTTTGTCTCATTCATTCAGTATCACAAAGCCCAGCCGTGGCTGCGCTCAGCGGATCGCAGGGCTGCGGAAAAAAAGACCCATTTAGCCCGCAGGCGAGGTGGGGGGATGACGGCGCGCGCCAGGTTTGAAGCACGCCTATGGCCTCGAATAACGGATCACGTCTGGCTTGTTTCATTAACGAAAAAAGCCGCCTCAGGGGGCAGCTAATCGCAACATCACACGAATTCGAATGGCTTCAGAGAGGCGACTGTAGGAAGGGAAAGCCGAGATGCTAAGCTGCTTTCAGAGCTGATGGCGAATTGACCTTCCGTCGGGATATTCGTCTGCACCATTAACTTTTAGGTTGCACAGGCGATCAAAGACTATACCTTCAGTGAAATCGTCACCATAAATTATGGCTGTCTGTTTCAGGCGTAGAGCCACAATCACCCAGTGGGTGCAAGGATCATGAAAAGAGAATACCAGCCAGCACCGCATGACCCTTCGTCAGAGGAGGTCAATTTCGACATCACGCGCATGAGAAAAGCTATCGAGGAGGGGCAGCGCTTCGTTATGCCTGAAGGTATGCCACGCGAAAGCTTTCGTGAATGGATGCGCGAGAACGCCAATAAATGCCGAACCAAGTAGAATTCAGCGAACATTTCACTAGCCTTTTTATAAATCTTTCCCAAGAAGAGCAAGACCTCATTGAGGAATTTGTATTCCACTTCGAGACGAATGGTCTTCGCACGTTCATAGGAAAAAAAGGGCCCAACGACAACGTTCCTCATTCAGACCCCAACCGTCAGGTTAAGATCGCTTTTGCTAAGCGACATAGACTTTGGCATGTTCATATCGGCTATCCCCGCTGGAATAGTTGTCGCAACCCGGCAGGCGGGTATAAAACGTCGAATTACGTAGTCCATTTTCAGAAATTCAACGATTCACATATCGCATTGGTCGACTACAACTCGCATGACCCTATGGTCATGCCTAGCAAGACTTCTCTTTTTCGAAGATAGCCTTCTTAGGCCTCCCCCGCGATTTCATAGGGTTTGAAACGCAAAACCTCCTCCCCTAGCCAATGATTCAACTCAGTCATTCGCGTCTGAATGGGTTCCAGCTCGTTGGACGCATATATCTGCGTCGCCTCCCTGATCGACCCGAACCCACCCGCGTTCTGCGGCACAATGCCCATCAGCTGTGGCGGAATGCGCAGGCTCGCCAGAACATCATCACGAGTCTGATTCTTGATAGAGTTGAATTCATCCTTCGCCGCCACCTCGCTCACCGGAATTAACTGAATGCCGTCCTTCTTACCGGTCGGCGAGTACACGAACAAATTCCGGAAATTCCCCGGCCCCTTCGATTCCTTCAGCGCCTTACGCAACGCATCAATATCAGCCTCAGTCTGCGCCGCATCCGTCATGTACAAGATGAACCCGGCATGACTGCCGTTCTCGTAGTACTTACGCCGAAAGAGCGTCGCCGACTCGTTCAGCAACGCCGACTGCAAAGCACTGATCCACTCCGGCAGCCCATAAATCTCCTGATGCAGATCCGCCTCACGCAGGTGAAAAATGCTGTCCGGCTCAAACGCGTGTTCATCCTTCCACCCACGCACTTGGTAAAACTGCCCATCCGGCCCGGCGCGCATGTACTTGGCCAACGGCGTTTCCAGCTTCCTAACCCCACCCAATCGCGAGCGGCGCCCTTCCAAGTACCCATTGCCCAAACACAAAAAGTCCAAGGCAAACTGCTCAAACGAAGCCCGTGACAACAGCGGATGCGGGATAAACGTCTTGCTCAACAGGTTCCGCTTAAACATCAATCCCGAATGTAGATGCACGCTCGCCCCCACCGACCGGGCCAGCCCATCCAGCGACAGCGGCGGCTCATACCACCGCCCGTTGAACCAGCACTCCAGATAGTCGAGAACCTCCCGCCCCCCCAGCACCGGCGTCGGCTCGCCGAAGGAAAACACCTGAGTCCCGGCGCCTGTGGCGGGTGTGGTCGCGGGCAACGTCTGGTTGGCCATTTGTTCGGTCATCAGTAAATCTCCATACGCCCGGTGTTGGCAGTGGTCTGCCCCTCAAGCGGTTCGTGGTGCAATGCGTGGAAGAGCGCCCAGGCCAGGTCGGCGTGGCCGGTGTTGTCGTTGCGGCCGGCGGTGTAGGTGTACTGGCGTCCGCCGGCGGTGACGGTTTTGCGGATCGCCATCAGCGACTGGGCCATGTCGGTCCAGCCAGCATCGAATTCGAGCCGGCCCTTGTGGATCACGTCGTAGGCCTTGAGTACCAGGCGGGTTTTGACTTCGGGCGAGTAGCTGAAAGTAGTGACCGCTGGGAAGAACTGGCGCACCAGCTGAGCCACGCCGCTGCCCAGGCCGGTGACGTCGATGCCGATGTAGGTCACCCAGTAACGGTTGCAGACGCTCTTGATAAATGCGGCCTGCGCGGCGAAGTCCATACCGCGGAACTGGTGGCGTTCCAGGATGCGGAACTTGCCTCCCGGCACCAGCGGCGGCGCGACCACAACCATGCCGGAGCAGTCGCCCGTCTCGGCCGGGTCGTAACCGATCCAAACCTGACGGTCGCCGAACGGGCGCATGGCGAAAGGTTTGTAGTCCTCGGCCCACTCGACCCAGCTATCCACCATGCAGGACTGCAACAGGGTTAGCGGGAAGATGCTCGCGCCGTCGTCGACGAACTCGCACATCAGCAGGTTGGCGAACGCTTCGGGGCTGTACTCCCGGCGCAGCTCCTCGATGTCGAACAGGTCACACCCACCCCGCTCTGCGTCCAGAATCGTGACGATCTGCCGCCACAGCCGATCCTCACAGAAACGGCCCTGCTGGAGCGCGCCGTGGGATACGTCCACCTTCGTATGCTGCGCGGCGGGCTTGCCTTTGTTGAAGCGCTCGCCCGTCCAGAAGGTGTAGGCCTCATGGGCCATGCTCGAAGGCGTGGAAAAATAAGTCTTGCGCCACTTCTTGTGCATCGCCATACCCGAAGCGACTTTGTTCAACTCCTCGAACTTGAACGTCCAGAAGAACTCATCGAAGTAGAAGTTGCCGTGGTAGCCCTGGGCGGTACGGGCGTTGGTACCGAGGAAAAACAGCTCGGCGCCGTTGGGCAAAACGATGGGATCGCCAGTCAGCTCGACGCCGATCACCTCACGGCAGAACGCCTGAATGTAGCCCCGGAACAAATAGGCCTGGTTCTTTGAGGCCGACAGGAAAATCTGGTTGCGCCCGGTGTCCAGCGCATCGATGAACGCCTCGCGGGCGAAGTAGTAAGTCGCGCCAATCTGCCGGCTCTTGAGGATGACGCGGGTTCGCTGATTGCCAGCCCGGTACCAGTCTTTCTGATAATCGAAACAGCCATCGATGAAGGCCTCACGCAGCAGCTCGATCTGGTCTTCGTCAATCTCGTTCTTAACGGCCTTTTTCTTCGGCTCGGCGTTGCGTTTCGCCAGATTCGGGTTGAGGTCGGTTTCGCTACCGCCCACCTGAAAGCGCTGGATCCGCGCTTGGCGCTCCAACTGCCGGTGCAGCAGGTCGATCTCTTTGAAGTCGCCGCCGCTCTTATTGTCCTTGAGGATCAACTGCACCAACCGCGCTTCCAGTGCCCCGCCGATACGCTCGACGTTGTCGGCCCGGTCCCACTCGTCGCGAGCCTTCCAGCTGTGTAGCGTTTTTTCCTTTTCGCCCGTAGCCTCGGCAATCTCGCAGATGCGCCAACCCATCCAGTAGAGGAACTTGGATTGGCGGCGCGGATCGATGGGCAGCAGTGCGGTCGTAGTCATGGCCGCGATGCTGCCGCCCGCGACCGCGACTCAACAGCACCGCCCCTTGTAGCCCCCGCCCTTACAGTCCCGCCTCATTGCCGCAACTCGCGCGCGTCACGACCATGCCCCTCATCGCAACGCACTGCTCAGCCAACAGCAGGCGCCCTACGCAATGAGGATTCCCGGCATGAAGAAATTTCGCAGCAACTGGTTCCGCGTCGCCGTCGAGGGCGCTACCTCAGACAAGCGCACCATCAAACGCAGCTGGCTGGAACAGGCCGCGAAGAACTTCAACCCGTCCACCTATGGCGCCCGCATTTGGCTGGAACATTACCGCAGCGTGCTGCCCGACAGTCCGTTCAAGGCCTACGGCGACGTGCTGGCAGTGAAGACCGAAGAAGTGGACATGAACGGCCAGAAGAAACTGGCGCTGTTCGCCCAGGTTGAGCCGACGCCTGAACTGATCGCCATGAACAAGGCGAAGCAAAAGATTTACACCTCCATCGAAATCGACGACAGCTTTTCCGATACAGGTGAGGCGTACATCGTTGGTCTGGCGGTGACCGACTCGCCTGCCAGCCTGGGTACCGACGTCCTCGCGTTCTCCGCTCAAAAACCCGAAGCCAATCCGTTCAAGGATCGCCATTACTCCGCGACCTCGATGTTCACCGAGGCGGTCGAAACCGAGCTGACATTCGAAGAGATCGAGGAAAAGCCGAGCATCGGCGCCCAGCTTTTCAGCAAGGTCCAAAACTTGCTCAAAGGCAAACAGACCAAGGACGACAGCGAGTTTTCCCAGATCAGTGATGCGGTCGAAGCCGTCGCCGAACACGTCAAGGACCTGCCGGACCAACTGACCGCCGAAAAGAAATTCTCCGCAGGCCTGAGTACCCGACTGGATCAATTGAGCAAGGACTTCACCGAGTTGAAGACCAAGCTCTCCACCACCCAAGACCACAACCAAAAGACGCGCCCTCCGATTACCGGCGGCGATAACTCGGTCGTGACCGACTGCTGACAGTCAGCCCCACCAAAGCCCCGAAAAACGAAGGACGATCACCATGCGTAACGACACACGAGTTCTGTTCAACGCTTACCTGCAACAGCTTGCTCAGCTGCACGGCGTGAGCGACGTCACCACCAAATTCACCGCCGCACCGAGCGTTGCCCAGACGCTGGAAACGCGTATTCAGGAATCCAGTTCGTTCCTCAGCTCGATCAACATTTACGGCGTATCCGAGCAGTCCGGCGAGAAAATCGGCATCGGTATCGATGGCACGATTGCGAGCACCACCGACACCACCGTGAAGGATCGCGAACCCCGTGACCCGAGCAGCCTGGACAATCGCGGGTACACCTGCACGCAAACCAACTTCGATACCGGCCTGCGTTACCAGAAGCTGGATCAGTGGGCGAAGTTCAAAGACTTCCAGGCGCGTATCCGCGACGCGATCATCAAAGCCCAGGCACTCAACCGGATCATGATCGGCTGGAACGGTACCAGCCGCGCCGCCACGTCGAACCCAGCCACCAACCCGCTGTTGCAGGACGTCAACATCGGTTGGTTGCAAAAAATGCGCACCGAAAACGAAGCCCGCGTCATGGCCGAGGTAGCAGCTGGCAGCGGCAAAATCGAAATCGGAGCCGGTAAGGACTTCGAAAATATCGATGCGCTGGTTGTCAGCATGGTCAACGAATTTATTGACCCGTGGTATCAAGAAGACACCGATCTGGTGGTCATCTGCGGCCGTCAGCTGTTGGCAGACAAATACTTCCCGATCATCAACAAGACTCAGGCGCCGACTGAAATGCTGGCCGCTGACATCGTCACCAGCCAAAAGCGTCTGGGCAATCTGCCTGCCGTGCGCGTGCCGCACTTCCCGCCCAACGGCCTGCTGGTGACTCGCCTCGACAACCTGTCGATCTACTGGCAGGAAGGCACCCGCCGCCGCACCGTCGTCGACAACGCCAAACGCGATCGCATCGAGAACTTCGAATCGGTCAACGAAAGCTATGTGATCGAAGACCTTGGCTGTGCAGCCATGGCCGAAAACATCACCCTGGTTTGAGAGCGACGACCATGACCAACCCTTGCCGTCGTCATTTTCAACGCGTCACTGCCGCCAAGGAGGCGGCAGCCGTCGAACCTACTCAAACCATGGCCGGCGCCACGGCTTACGAACATCAGCTCAACCAGTTGCTGCAAGATCGACTGCGTCTGAAACAGGTGCAATCGAACCAAGGCAAGGCGGAACTCAAGCGTCAGCTGCTACCCGAATACATCCCTTACGTGCAGGGCGTGCTGGACGCCGGCCAAGGTGCCCAGGACGAAGTGCTGACCACCATCATGGTCTGGCGTTTCGATGCCGGCGACTTCATTGGTGGCCTCGACATCGCCCAGTACGTGTTGCAACACAAGATGGTCATGCCGGACCGCTTCGCCCGCACGTTGGGCTGCCTGGTCGCCGAAGAAGTCGCGACCGCCGCCTTCAAGGCGCAGAAGGTGGGCGAGCCGTTCGACCTGGCCATCCTGCACCGAACCGCTGAGCTGACCGACGCCGAAGACATGCCGGACCAAGCCCGCGCCAAGCTGTTCCTCGCCATGGGCCGCGCAACGCTCGAAGGCATCAACGACGAAAAGCCCGGCCAACCTGGCCAGGTGCAAGCCGGCATCGACTTGCTGAAAAAAGCCATCGACCTGCACGACGCCTGCGGTGGCAAAAAGGATCTGGAGCGGGCCGAGCGCCTGCTCAACAAAATCGCTGCCGCTGGCAGCTAACCGAGCGTCCCCACGCACCCCGCCGGCTCGGGGCGGATCGGCCAGGCCGCTCCTCCTGAACGTGAAGCCCCGACCACCGGCGACCTACAACAGAGCGCAGATTCATGAGCGGATTCGTAGCGGGCGGCAGGACTAGTCCGGCCTCCAGCGGCCACATCAACACCGACCCCTTCTGGCCATCGATCGACCTCGACGACGTGCGCGGTACCTTACGCATTGACTCCAGCGTCACGCCGATCCGTCTGGAAACCGCGACTATCGCCGCCGCCATCAGCGTGAATCGTGAGTTCGCCACATGGCGCCGCGCCAAACAGGCCGAGGGCTACGTCACTCTCGCGGACGTACCGGCCGAGCAGATCGAGGACAAGTCCGAACTCGTTCACCTCTACCAACGGGCGATCTACGCCGCGACCGGAGCGGAGATCTGCGAACGTTACCGCTCCTACGACAGCACCAACAGCGGCAACCAGAACGCCGAAGAACTGACCCCAAGCATCGACGAACTGCGCCGCGACCAACGCTGGGCCGTGCGCGACTTCCTCGGCCTCGGCCGTACCACCGTGGAGTTGATCTGATGGCCGTCAGCATCCGCGCCCAGCAGAACGACACCGTCGATGCCCTGTGCTGGCGTCACTACGGCCGCACCGCCGGTGTCACCGAAGCTGTTCTCGAAGCCAACCCCGGCCTTGCCGACCACGGCCCGACCTTGCCGCAAGGCCTCCTGGTGCAAATGCCAGAAGCCCAAGCCGCCGCCCCGCAACGGCAGATGGTGAACCTATGGGACTGAACCGCCCGCACCGCGCCCTTGAACCCAACCACTCTGGATCATGGAATGAAACGCATGCCTGACCGTCCCGACACCTGGGCCTGGCTCGCCGCCTGGCTCGAGCAGAACTGGCCCGCCATCTACTCCGGCCTGCTGGCCGTTGTCATTGCGAGCCTTCGAGTGATCTACGGCGGCGGCACCGTGCGCCGCATGGTGATCGAGGCTCCCCTTTGCGGCGCACTCGCTTTGTCCGCCAGTCACGGGCTGTCACTGCTAGGGATTCCAGCCTCGACTGCGCCATTCTTCGGAGGCGTCATTGGGCTGCTCGGCGTTGAGAGCACTCGCGCGGCCGCCAAGAGGATTTTCAACCGCAAGGTAGAGCAACTATGACCACTCTTCGCCACGGTGACCGCTCGCAAGCGGTTCGCAATCTGCAAAAGAGCCTCAACCAACACGGCGCAAAACTGGACGTCGATGGCGATTATGGCAATGCCACGGAGAACGCCGTGCGCGCCTATCAACTCAAGGTTGGTTTGGTAGCCGATGGCGTCGCCGGCAACAAGACACTTGGCGCGCTCGCTGGCACCGACTGCCAGCAGTTGCTGAAGAACACCGACCTGGTCAACGCTGCCGAACGCCTCGGCGTGCCGCTGGCCAGCGTCTACGCGGTCAATGAAGTCGAGTCAAAAGGCGCCGGCTTCCTCGACAACGGCAAACCGGTGATCCTGTTCGAACGGCACATCATGTATCGCCAACTGGCGAAGGTTCGCCACGAAGGCGACGACCCCGCCGCGCTAAAACGCCACGCTGATCAGCTGGCTGCCACCAACCCAGCCATCGTCAATCCGAAATCCGGTGGCTACGCCGGCGGCAGCGCCGAACACCAGCGCCTGGCGACCGCTCGCTTGATCGACGACACCGCCGCATTGGAATCCGCGTCGTGGGGCGCGTTCCAGATCATGGGCTTTCACTGGCAGCGATTGGGCTACAGCAGCGTGCAGGACTTCGTCACCGCCATGAGCGCAGGGGAGTCGCAGCAGTTCGACGCGTTCGTCCGTTTCATCGAAACCGACCCGGTGCTGCACAAGGCGTTGAAGGGCCGTAAATGGGCCGAGTTCGCCAAGCTCTACAACGGACCGGACTACCAGCGAAACCTGTACGACATCAAACTTCAGCGCGCCTACGAACGGCACGACGACTGCGGTTGCGGGCAGGCGGTGGCGGCATGATCGACTTCGACGCGGTGCAGCGACTGAATGTCCAAGACGGCGATCTGCTGGTAGTGCCAGAGAACAGCGATCAGCAGGACATGGTGCAGTTGCGCGACGCGCTCCGCATCCAGAACCCTCAGCGCAAAGTCATCATCATTCGCGGCCCGATCCAGCACATGGAAATTGGCGACATGAATCAGCTCGGCTGGTACCGGGCGTGAGCATCCTGAGACAGGCCTTGCTCGGCGTTGCATTACTTGCAGCGCTGGGGCTGCTGACCTGGAACCAGGAGCTGCGCATCAGTAGGGCGAACAAGGACACCCGACTGGCCGAGCAAGACGCCAGCAACGCCCGAGAACAAGCCGACCGTAACCTCGCCAACGCCAACGTGTTGCGCGACACCCTGCAACAGGAACGCAACGCCCAGACCACCCTGCGCGCACAACAGGATCAGCTGCGCCAAGGCCTGGCAAAGCGCGAACTCACCATCGAGGCTCTGAAACGTGAAAACGTTGATCTACGCAATTGGGCTGCCCAGCTTTTGCCTGATGCTGCTCGCCGGCTGCGCGAACGCCCCGCCCTCACCGGCGCCGACGCTTATCGTCAGTGGCTGTCCGGCCGTCGTGCCGTGCACGCTGCCGGCGACCAACCCGCGCAGTAACGGTGATCAGCTCACCGACCAAGATCGCGTTGAGGCTGCGTGGGCAGACTGTGCGAGCCAAGTAGACATGGTTTACCAACATCAGCAGGCCCGACCATGAACAAGCCCGACAGCCTGAAAGCGCACCTGCTCGCCACCGTGGCCGAACTCAAGCACAACCCCGACCGACTGTTGATCTTCATCGACAACGGCAAGATCCGCTGCACTGCCGCGCAGACGCTGTCGTTCGAGTACAGCTTCGACCTGCAAGTCATCCTCACCGACTTCGCAGGGCACCCCGACAGCGTCATGTTGCCGCTGCTGGGTTGGCTGAGCGTTCACCAGTCCGAGTTGCTGGAGAATTTGAACAGGGCCGCAGATGGCATTAAGTTTGAGGCTGACATTCTCGACAACAGCAAAGTGGATATGAGCCTGACACTGCCGCTCACCGAGCGTGTTGTGGTGGGCAAGGATGACCAGGGCAACACTACTATTCGACATCCTGGCGAACCGCAAAGGGCTGCTGACTTTCTTGATCCGAACTGGATACCTGGTGCGCAGGGTACCGGGAGTGAATGGGTGCTGCCGAAATGACCAACCGACTGGAAGCGCTGGAAGACTGGGCGGCGGGATTGCTCGGGCAGCTTGAACCGGCGTCCCGCAACAAGCTGGCTCGTAGCGTTGGTCATGAATTGCGACGCAGTCAGCAAAGTCGAATCATTTCGCAGCTGAACCCGGATGGCAGCAAATTCGCGCCGCGTAGACAGCGGGATCTGCGGGGTAAGCAAGGGAGGGTGAAGCGGACGGTAAAAATGTTTCGAAAGCTGCGTACGACCCGCTATCTGAAAGTGCGATGCTCCGGCACCGTCATCAGCGTGGGCTTCACAGGACGTATTGCTCGAATAGCGCGAATCCATCAGTACGGCCTCAAAGACCGGCCAGAACCCGGTGCAGCGGACGTCCAATATCATGAGCGCGGAATACTTGGGTTTACCGATGCCGACTATGCCTTAATCAGGGATGTTCTATTGAAGAGTTTGACCAATTAACTCACTCGTTTGACGGCGTCGCCCCACAAATGGCAATGTGTTCAGCAGTGGTTCCCAAAAGCATCATGCAGGTCAGAAAAAATAAAATTTAACTGGCCGAAACAAGGAGGCGGAGTATGGCAAATACGATGCGAGTTGATGTTTTTTACAGACCATTACGTATAGGGTGGGCAGTTCGCGCAGGAGACATCGACTCAATACGCTTAGCGATGAAATACTCACATGCTCTGTGGGGAGGCCGATTCAACCCCATCATAATCATTGACAATGAAGATGAAGCGACTCAACTAATAGAAAAATTTCGCGTAGACCTTATTTGGCCGATAGGAGACAGTGAAGAAGTCAAAGATTTCCCAAAAAAATTTCCACACCTCAAAGTGCCTTTCCATGGGAAATCTATATTTCTAAAAGACGATCAGTTTCAACACCACTACGCTCAAGTTTTAGATATAGCAAATGCAATGTCACACTGGCACACAACTGCGGAATGGAAACACATAAAAGATCATGGAATACGCAAATATACATGGGCTCCGGACGACCCTCTTTCTGATATCTTCCTCTGTCATCTCGGAGAGTATCCAACTTCGCAAGAGGTTGGCACTGACTATTTGGAGATGTTTTCACAAACTGCAGAGCCAATAGATTACAAGCTTAATCCAGACTCCCCGATACCTTCCGACATCCACCATCACGCAAGCCTTTCGATGTTTGGGCAACTGGGATTCTATCGACATACTTCCAACCATATGAGGTGGGATCTACCGGGCTTTTTCGTCGGAAGTACAAGCAACACTTCAGATCTTGTATGTCATTGGAATTTGCGAGCTTGTGACCTTTCGATCTGGTTCATCGATCCAGAACACATCGACCGATACGAAACACTAGTTCCAGAGCTAATTACCACTTATCGAGAAATGATCGAACACCGCAAATATGACCTTGGACGCAGTATAGGAATTTGGTCACGCGACACCACCGCAGCAGCGAAGTTATTCTCAGAAATTGAACTATTCCTATTTGAAGTGTGCGATGAGTTTTGGTCTAGAAATTTAATTTCAACTCCAACGATGCATTTAGGGCAATTTTCGACTCTTGGCGTGATGGACGACACGACTGACACACCGCATGTTAATTTCGGACTGACCAACAAGCCCTTTGATGCCACGTTCTACCAACAACACCTCGTCGCCTCCACCTCATTTTTTGGACTCTACGGAGAAGAACATTATACATTTCACACCCCATACATTCCGGAACTCAACGAGTTCTATTCTAGAGCAATGCATTATTCGCCCGACAGGCTGAGAGTCGAGCCAGAGAGGATCGGAGTAATAATTCACACGACTGAAAATGATAGCTCGTTAAGATCTGTAACAGTCAGCGAGCTACTAATAAAAATATTTTCAATGGCAGGTTTTCATAGCCAATTGAGCAATAGTGGTCGCATTGTGCGACAACTCATGACGCAACTTGGGGGTCTTCAGGGAGGTCGTATTTTTAAAATTCCAGGTGTCAGAGAGTTAATTAAAAAATTTGGCCCCCGCACTTCTTTCTCCAAACGAACAGCCTACACTACAATCGCGGACAAAAAGCAAGGAAGCCCAGCTACTTTCCCCTCCCACGAACATCTTTATTTATCGCCACGCGCGATAGGCACACTACTTACGCCCGCCGATGTATTCAGCCACATGGTGGATAAAGGGTTATTTCGAATTGGAATCGATGTAAACTGCGAAAAATGTGGCATGGAGAGCTGGGTGACACTCGATGTACTAAAAGAGCAAATAACATGTGAACTATGCGGACACCACTATAACGCCACAAAACAAATTTTAAACAATGAATGGGCATTTCGACGATCAGGGATACTAGGCGCAGAAAAAAACATCCAAGGGGCAATACCAGTTTCGTTGACACTTCAACAACTCGGCACTACCTTTGACCATGTTTTATCCCACAACATGTACTCTCCATCCATGGACCTAAGCCCCATTAATGACGACAACCTACCTAGGTGCGAGGTCGATTTTATCTGGCTAATAAATGGTCAAGATATTGGCCCTTCAGACCTGATCATTGCCGAATGCAAAGACAAAGGACCTATAAACCCCGAGGATTTTTCACGCGACGTGGAAAACATGAGACGGGTAGCAGACTCTTTTCCACAACGCCGTTTCAATACCTACATTTTATTCGTAAAACTTGCACCTTTCACTAACGAAGAAATCAATATGGCACGCACACTAAACGGGAAATATCAAAATCGCGTGATTCTCTTAACAGCTCGGGAGCTAGAGCCTTATCACATATACGAGAGACTTAAAGACGAGCACGAAATAAAAAGCTATGCGGCTTGGCCAAAGAACTTGGCCGATATCACACAAGAAATATACTTTGCTTGATCACACTCCATGGATGGGCTGATTGAGAATGAATTTGTACATTGGCGCCGTACAGATCAAAAGACATGCAGTGTTTGAATTAAGAAATCACCATCGGTGGTATGAACGACTTAGCCACCCTCGCCCGCCTGATCGAAAACCTCATCCGCCTCGGCACCATCGCTGCCGTGCAGATGAAGCCGCCGCGCGTGCAGGTCAAAACCGGAACGCTCACCACCGGCTGGCTCCCATGGATCGCCACCCGGGCCGGTGCCGAACGCGAGTGGAATCCTCCCACTATCGACGAGCAAGTCATCCTGTTCAGCCCCTCCGGCCAGCTCGGCAATGGCATCGTTCTAACTGGCCTGTTTAGCGACAATATCCCGGCCAACGGCGACCGCGAAGGCCTGCACCGCTGCACATACCGCGACGGCACCGTCATCGAGTACGACAGCGTCGCGCACCACCTAAACGCTACGCTGGCAGAAGGCAGCACCACCAACCTGATCAGCACGGGCGGCATCCACATCGTTGGCCCGATCACCCATGAGGGCGACTACACCCAGACCGGTAACCAGAACATCACTGGTCTGGTCACCGTGTCTGAAGATGTCATCGCGGCCGGCATAAGTCTGGTGAAGCACATGCACGGCGGTGTCATGCCTGGCGGCGCAAAAACAGGCAAACCGGAATGAACCGAGAAACCGGCGCAGCCCTCAGCCTGGTCGAACACATCGCCCAGTCGATCACCGACATCCTGACCACTCGTATCGGCACCCGAGTCATGCGCCGCGAATACGGCAGCCTGCTTCCCGAGCTGGTGGATCAGCCGTTTAACGACTTCACCCGATTGCAGGTCTACGCCGCCACCGTCATGGCCCTGATGCGCTGGGAAACCCGCATCAGCCTCAGCCGTATCCAGTTCATCGGCGCGAATCTACAAGGCCTAGCGTCGCTGGAGTTCGAAGGCACGATCGTCGATAACAATCAGCCGCTGAGCCTGAGCGTGCCTCTGCAACTGGGGGGCAGCGTATGAATACTTTTGTCGCCATCGACCTTGGCCAACTGCCGGCGCCGCAAATCGTCGAACAGATCGATTACGAACAGATCCTCGCCGAGCGCAAGGCCTACGCCGTCAGCCTTTGGCCTGTGGAAGACCAAGCCGAGATCGCAGCACGCCTCAACATGGAGTCGGAGCCACTGACTAAACTGCTCGAGGAAAACGCCTACCGCGAAACCATCTGGCGTCAGCGAGTCAATGAAGCATCTGTTGCCAATATGCTCGCCTTGGCCAAGGGCACGGACCTCGAACAGCTTGCCGCCAACTTCAACGTGAAGCGGCTGGTCATTCAAGCGGCAAACCCGACAGCCGTGCCGCCCCTACCCAAGCGGATGGAAAGCGACGACAGCCTGCGCGAACGTGCGCAAATGGCATGGGAAGGCCTCAGCACCGCCGGCCCGCGCAACAGCTATATCTTTCACGCCCGGTCCGCTGACGGACAGGTCGCCGACGCTACAGCCGAAAGCCCGGCGCCGGCCGAAGCCGTGGTCACCGTGCAGTCGGTGTTGGGCGATGGCACTGCATCGCCGGCACTGCTCGACAAGGTCAGAACGTACCTCAGCGATGACGACCGCCGCCCAGTCGCCGATCGGTTAACCGTCCAGGGCGCGGAGATCATCGACTATCAGATCAAGGCCAAGATCTACCCGCTCACAAACGGACCGGAAACCGAACTTGTTCTCGCCGCTGCCGAAGCCCAATTGCTCAAGTTCGTACACCAACGCCGACGACTGGAGCTGGAGGTTTCAGAGTCCATCGTGCATGCGGCGCTGCACGTCGAGGGTGTGCGCAAAGTAGTGCTGGAAGACTGGGAAGACATCGTCGCCACCAAGTACCAAGCGCCGTATTGCACAAGCGTGGAACTGACATTGGGGGTTGAGTGATGACCTACCAGCCACTTCTACCTAGCAACTCGACACCACTGGAACGCCAAGCCGCGCAGGCCTTGGCGGAAATCCAGCGCGTGCCGATTCCATTGCGCACGCTCTATAACCCTGACCTGTGCCCCCTGCCCTTACTGCCGTACCTGGCCTGGGCGTTTTCGGTGGATCGCTGGGACAGCAAATGGTCAGAAGCCGCCAAGCGCGCCGCGTGCAGAGCCGCATATTACGTGCACTCGCACAAGGGAACCATCGGCGCTTTGCGGCGGGTAGTGGAACCGCTCGGCTACCTGATCGAAGTCGCCGAGTGGTGGCAGACCGTTCCACCCGGTACACCAGGTACGTTCGCCTTGCGCATCGGCGTCCTCGATTCCGGCATCACCGAATCGATGTACCAGGAACTGGTCTGGCTGATCGACGACGCCAAGCCTCTCACGCGCCACCTCACCGGCCTCGACATCATTCTTGAAACCCGGCTCGACGCCTTCGTTGGTTTCGCCGTTTACGACGGCGATGAAATCGACGTATATCCCTGGAACAACCCGGACATCGAGGTCGATATCCGTGGTTACAGCGGCGTGAGTCTCTACACCCTCGACGAACTGGACGTGTATCCCCATGGTTGATCAGAACTCTATTTTCGGCGGCATGCTGACGACGCTGGGCGCCGCCAAGAAAACCAACTGCGACGCCCTCGGTATTCCGTGGGAACCGCGTTACATGCTGATCGGCGACGCCAACGGCACCGACCCGGTGCCCAGTCCGGCACAGACCAAGCTGATCAACCAGCGGTACCGCGCCCAACTCAATCAGCTGCGTGTTTCGCCGACCGACGATAATGTCCTCATCGCCGAGCTGGTGTTGCCTCCTGATGTTGGCGGCTGGTGGATTCGCGAACTGGCGCTCGAAGACAAAGACGGTGTGTTCTCGGCCGTAGCCAACGTAGCGCCAAGCTACAAGCCATTGCTCGCGCAAGGTTCCGGCCGCAACCAGGTCGTGCGGATGCACATCATCACCAGCGGCACGTCGAACATTCAGTTGAAGATCGATCCTTCGGTGGTCTTGGCGACACGCGGTTATGTGGACGAAATGCTCAATGGTCTGTTACCTGCGAACAAAACCGCCGGCACCTACACCAAGGTCACGATCAATGACCGCGGCGTATTCGTGTCTGGATCGAACCCGACGACCCTGTCCGGCTTTGGCATCAACGATGCCTATACAAAAACCCAAATTGATTCGCTGGTTGCACAGGCCACCGAAACCCACCTCGGAACAGCGAAGATCGCAACGCAGGCGCTGACAGATGCCGGCACTGACGATGCCACGATGGTGACACCAAAAAAACTGAGGTGGGGTTTTCTGGCCAGTCTTACACCAAACGGCTACATCGCTTTCCCGAGCTGGCTTGGCGGACTCATCGCGCAATGGGGGTCAGGAGCCTACGCAGACAAGGCTACGATCAGTTTCACAATGGCCTTTACGAGTGCCTGTTTCATTGTCTTGGCAACAGACGGAACAATTCTAGGTTCGCCGAGTACTGACGTGGTGACTTACGGGGTCGCGCCTGAGTCGCTGGCTAAAACCGGATTCACTCTGCGTTCTTCTATTGGTGCCGCGAGCGGTAATTGTTATTGGTTCTCTCTGGGGAAATGAGAAATGGGAATGCAGCGTCTGTATTCGCAGTCTACGGGCTGCACATACTTCAAAAACTTCCACGGCGAGGTTCCGGATGATGCCGTGGCCATCAGTGAAGAGCGCTTTCTTGAGGTTTTGGCGAACCCTCCTTTAGGCAAATGCCGAGGCCATGATGCGGCTGGCCTGCCGATACTGATTGATCCGTCTGCCGAGTCCATGGCAGAGCTCGAACGCGGTTGGCGCGACAGAGAGATCGACCGTGTACTGTGGCTTCGAGAACGGCATAGGGATGAACAGGAAATGGGACGCCCTTTGACGCTCACGCAAGATCAGTTCAACGAACTGCTGGGATACGTCCAGGCGCTACGTGACTGGCCAACCCATACCGATTTTCCAACCGAGGATTTACGACCAACTGCGCCTGCCTGGATCGCAGAGCAAATCTGACCCGTCCGCGCACTGTACGGCGCGTCCCTACAAAGCCGCTCGCTCGCCCATCCGGCGCGCGCGCGGCAGCCTGTGCACTGTCATCCCATTTACTGCGCAGGCAAAACCATGGCCGATTATCTTCACGGCGTGCGGGTGCTCGAACTCAACGACGGCACCCGCCCCATTCGCACCATCCCCACCGCCGTCATCGGCATGGTCTGCACGGCCGACGATGCCGACGCTACCGTTTTCCCGCTGGATACGCCGGTGCTGCTCACCAACGTGCAGACCGCCGTTGGCAAGGCCGGCACTACCGGCACCCTAGCCGCCAGCCTGCAAGCCATCGCTGACCAGACCAAGCCCTACACCATCGTCGTGCGCGTCAAAGCAGGCGCCACCGAGGCGGAAACAGCCAGCGCGTTGATCGGCACCACCACGGCCGACGGCAAATACACCGGCATGAAAGCCTTGCTCGCCGCCAAAGCCAAAGTCGGCATGGTGCCGCGCATCCTCGGCGTGCCAGGTCTCGACAGCCAACCGGTGGCCACCGCTCTGGCGAGCATTGCCCAACAACTACGCGCCTTCAGTTATGTCAGCGCCTGGGACTGCAAAACCAAGGAAGAAGCCGTCGCCTATCGCGAGAACTTCGGCGCCCGCGAAGTCATGGTGATCTGGCCGGACTTCCAGAATTGGGACACCGTCACCAGTACCACCGTAAAGGCCTCGTCCGTCGCCCGTGCACTCGGTCTGCGCGCCAAGATCGACCAGGAAGTGGGCTGGCACAAGACTCTGTCCAACGTCGCAGTGAACGGCGTTACCGGCATCAGCGCCGACGTGTTCTGGGATCTGCAAAACCCCGCCACTGATGCCAATTACCTCAACGGCAACGAAGTCACCACCCTGATCAACGAAGGCGGCTTCCGCTTCTGGGGCAGCCGCACGTGCAGCGACGATCCGCTGTTTGCTTTCGAGAACTACACCCGCACCGCACAGATCCTCGCCGACACCATGGCTGAAGCGCAGATGTGGGCCGTGGACAAACCCATGCACCCGTCCCTGGTGCGCGACATGATCGAGAGTATCAAGGCCAAGTTCCGCGAGATGGTCGGCAGCGGCTACCTGATCGGCGGCGACTGCTGGTACCCGGAAGAGATCAACGACAAGGACACGCTCAAGGCCGGCAAGCTCTACCTCGACTACGACTACACGCCCGTGCCGCCGCTGGAAGACCTGACTCTTCGCCAGCGCATCACCGACCGCTACCTGATCCAGTTCGCCAGCAAAGTGAACGCCTGAATCGGCGCTCCCCTGCGGGGGAGTCCGTACCCCGGAGACCAACGCCATGGCCATGCCTCGCAAACTCAAAAACATGAACCTGTTTAACGACGGCAACACCTACCAGGGCGTTGCCAAAAGCGTCACCCCGCCGCCGCTCGGTCGCAAGATGGAAAGCTATCGCGGCGGCGGTATGAACGGGCCGGTCAAGGCCGATCTCGGTTTTTCCGATGACGGCATCCAGTTCGAATGGAAGACCGGCGGGCTCGATCTGATCGCGCTCAAGCAGTTCGGCAGCGTCAACGCGTCCGGTGTGCAACTGCGCTTTGCCGGATCTTTTCAGCAGGACGACACCGGCGAAGTCAGCGCCGTGGAAATCATCGTGCGCGGCCGTCACGAAACCATCGAAATGGGCGACGCGGCGCCTGGTGAAGACACCGAACACAGCATCACCACCACGTGCAGCTACTACAAGTTGATCGTCGACAACGAAGACATCATCGAAATCGACTTGCTCAACTTCATCGAGAAGGTCAACGGCGTAGACATGCTGGAGAAACAGCGTTCCGCCATCGGCCTTTGAACCACTCCCTAAATCCATTACCTGGAGCAGCACATGAACACCGAAGAAACCAATACCGAAGCCCTGCCGGCAGTCGATGACAATACCGTCGTCCTCGATACCGCAATCCTGCGCGGCAAGAATCAAATCGACAGCCTCACCCTGCGCAAGCCCTGTTCCGGCGAGCTGCGCGGTGTTCACCTGGTGGACCTGCTGAACCTCGATGTCGCCGCCTTGCTCAAGGTACTGCCGCGCATCACCTCGCCAAGCATTACCGCCACCGAAGCCGCCGGCATGGACCCGGCCGACCTGCTCGCCTGCGGCAACAAGGTCGCGCATTTTTTGTTGCAGAAGTCGGTGAGGACGGACGCCTCCCTCGTTGCGTAGAGGACGCCATGGCCGATCTGGCCGTGGTTTTTCACTGGGCGCCGGCTGACATGGACCAGCTGGGCCTGCAAGAACTGATGGACTGGCGCGAGCGCGCCAGGGTGCGGAGTTCCACCGATGGCGAATGACTTAAAACTTCAGGTCCTGCTCAACGCGATTGACCGGGCGAGCGGCCCCCTGAAGGCCATCGACAAGGGCAGCATCGGCGCGGCGCGCGCACTCAAGGACGCGCGCGACCGGCTAAAGGAACTCAACGCTCAGCAGAAAGACGTCAGCGCCTGGCGCACCCAACGCGCCGCCGCTGAACAGACCGAAACCGCCCTCACCTCAGCCCGCGACAAAGTGCGCGCACTCAGTCAGCAGTTTGCCGCCACGGGCGTTCCGACCAAGGCTCTGGCCAAGGATTTTCGCACCGCCGTCCGTGAGGCTCAGCGGCTCAAGGAACAGCACCAGCAGCAGTCCGAACAGTTGCAGACCCTGCGTTCGAAGCTGTACAGCGCAGGGATCAGCACCAAAGACCTTGGAACACATGAACGGCAGTTACGCGAACAGATTGGCGCCACCAACACCACGATCAGCGAACAGGGCAAGCGGCTGGTCACGCTGAATGCCCAGCAGAAACGCATGGCAGCCGAGCGCGCCAAACTGGCGAAGACCCAAAGCCTTGCCAGTGATATGGCGGTCAACGGTGCCGCCGGGTTGGGCGTGGGTTATGCCGCGAGTCGCCCGCTGGCCAAAGCCGTGGGTGCATTTGCACCGAACGAAGACTCCGCCACGCAGCTGAAAGTGTCGATGATGGACAACACCGGCAAGGTGGCCGAGGACTTCCAGAAGATCACCGACCTCGCCACCAAACTCGGCGACCGCTTGCCAGGTACCACCGCCGATTTTCAAGAAATGATGACCATGCTGCGGCGCCAAGGCCTCAGCGCGCAAAGCATCCTCGGCGGTACCGGCGAAGCTGCCGCGTATCTGGGGGTGCAATTGAAAATGCCGGTGGCCGAAGCCGCCGAGTTCGCGGCCAAGATGCAGGACGCTACGCGCACCTCCGAGAAGGACATGATGGCGTTGATGGACACCATTCAGCGCGGATTCTACTCCGGTGTCGATTCAACCAACATGCTGCAGGGCTTCAGCAAAATTGCACCGGTGATGGACACCATCAAGAAATCCGGGATTGAGGCCGCGAATGAACTGGCCCCGCTGCTGATCATGATGGATCAGGCCGGCATGGAAGGCGGCGCGGCTGGTAACGCATTCCGCAAAATCTTTCAGGCGGGCTTGAACAAGGACAAGGTCGACGACGTCAACAAGATACGCCAACTCAAGGGCCAGAAGATTCAATTCAGCTTCACCAACAAGGAAGGCAACTTCGCCGGGCTGGAGAACCTGTTCGCCCAGGTCGAAAAGCTGAAGGGGCTGAACGACGAAGACCGTACCGAGACCATCAAGGACTTGTTCGGTGATGACTCGGAAACCATGACCACCCTGAACACGATGATGAACAAGGGGCTGGCGGGTTACAAAGAGGTGCAGCAGAAACTCCAGAATCAGGCCGACTTGCGCACCCGGGTCAACGAACAACTCAGCACCTTGACCAACGTTATGGAAGCCGCCGAAGGCAGCTTCACCAACGCCATGGCCGAGTTCGGTGCCGCCGTCGCGCCGGATCTGAAAGAGCTGATCAACACTCTTGGTGAAGTCGCCAACAACGTCGGCGCCTGGGCGCGGGAAAACCCAAAACTCGCCGGCGGCCTGGTCAAAGTCGTGGCGCTGGTCGCGGGACTGTCGTTCGTTTTCGGTGGATTGGCCATCGGGATGGCCAGCCTGCTCGGCCCGTTTGCCGTGATTCGTTACGGCATGGCAATGTTCGGCATGCAGGGTGGTGGCACGCTGCGAGTCATGCAGAAGCTCGCCCCCACTATCACCGGTCTGGCCCGCAATGCACTCCCCATGCTGGGCCAAGGCCTTCGCACGCTGGCCAGCACACTCAGCGGCGTACTGGTAACCGCCCTGCGAACCGTCAGCATCGCCCTGTGGGGCCTCGCCACCAACCCGGTGGCGCTGGCCATCGGTGCCGTCGTTGCCGTGCTCGCTGGTGCGGCTTACCTGATTTACAGCAACTGGGACGCGGTGAAGCTCTACTTCAGCAACGCTTGGACTGAGATCAAAGCCGGCTTCAGTGGCGGCATCGGTGGGATCCTCAACACGCTCGCCAACTTCAGCCCAATCGGCCTGATCTACCAGGCCTTCGCCGGCATACTGAGCTACCTCGGCGTGGATCTGCCGAGCCGCTTTACCGAGTTCGGCAACATGCTGGTCAACGGCCTGGTCAACGGACTGCTCGCGGGGTTGGGCCAGATCACGAACGCCGTCAGCTCTATCGCTGATTCGGCCATCAACATGTTCAAGGAAAAGCTCGGCATTCACAGCCCTTCCCGCGTGTTCACCGCGCTTGGCGGCTTCACCATGGCCGGGCTGACCCAAGGTCTCCAAGGTGGCCAGGATGGACCGCTGGGCGCCATCACTGACATGGGCAAACAAGTCGTGTCTGCTGGGCAACGTGCACTTGGCGCCGTGGCTGGCACGCTCGGCGCCATCGGGCTGCCGCAGTTGCCAACCGGCGCCGCCGCATCCTCTTCAGTGTCGATCGACAATCGCGCGCCCATCAGCCCAGCGCCAGCCGCGGCCTACGACAGCCACGACACCTACGAAATCAACATCCACACCACGCCTGGCATGGATGAGCGCGCCATCGCCCGAGCCGTGCGCGCCGAGCTGGCCCGCGTCTCCAGCGAAAAGAGCGCCCGCCAGCGCAGCAAACTGTCCGACCTGGAGTAACCCGCGATGATGCTTGCCTTGGGTATGTTCGTTTTCAGCCTCTCCACCGCTGCCTACCAGGAACTGCAACGCCAGACCGAATGGCGCCACGCCAGCAGCAACCGCGTCGGCGCCGCGCCGGCCCGCCAGTTCGTTGGCCGTGGTGATGACTCCATCACCCTGCCCGGCATCATCCTGCCGGAACTCGCCGGCAGCGCCCTGAGCCTCGACGCCTTGCGCTTGATGGCCAACACCGGCAAGGCGTGGCCAATGGTCGAGGGCAGCGGCCGAATCTATGGCCTATGGATCATCGAAAGCCTGAGCGAAACCAAGACGATTTTCTTCCGCGACGGCACGCCGCGCCGCATCGAATTCACCCTCAGCCTCAAGCGCATTGATGACGACCGTATCGACCTGATCGGCGCCGGTACCAGCGCCGGCGTCAGCATCATGAGGGCACTGCTGTGATCGATGCCGCCCTCTCCCGCGTCACCGGTTTTCTGGACAAGACTATCGAGCGCTACAAGCGCGAAGCAGCCTACCCGGTGCCGGCATTTCGCATCACCGTGGACGGCAACGACATTGCCCAACTGATCAGCCCGCGCCTGATGAGCCTCGACCTGACCGACAATCGCGGGATCGAGGCCGACCAACTGAGCATTACCCTCAGCGACCACGATGGACTGCTCGCCATCCCGCCCAAGGGCGCGGTGGTTCGGTTGTGGCTCGGCTGGAGTGATACCGGACTGATCGACAAAGGCACCTATACCGTCGATGAAACAGAACACTCCGGCACGCCCGACGTGCTGAGCATCCGCGCCCGCTCAGCTGACCTGCGCAAGGGCCTCAAGACAAAACGCGAACGCAGCTGGAGCAACACCACACTCGGCGACGTGCTGGGTGACATTGCTCTGGGCAGTGGCTTGACCGCGACCATCGCCGACGAACTCGACGGACTGCCCATCCTGCAGCTCGACCAGGCCAACGAATCCGACGCCAACCTGATCAGCCGTATCGGCGAGGAGTTCGACGCCGTGATCACCGTCAAAGCTGGTTGCCTATTGTGTCTTCCGGCCGGCGGCGGCAAGACCGCCAGCGGCGCCGAGCTGCCCCACATCACGCTTACCCGCGCCGACGGCGACCAGCACCGCTACCTGCAAGCAGACCGCGACAGCTACGACGGTGTGCGAGCTTACTTCTACGATGTGAACAGCGCCAAGAAACAAGAAGCCATCGCCGGTGGCGGCGAAAACCTTAAGGATCTGCGTCACACGTACAGTGATCGTCAGTCCGCACTGCGTGCCGCCCGCGCCGAGTTCAATCGTCTGCAACGTGGTAGCGCGACACTCAGCTACACCTTGGCCCTGGGCCGGCCAGATCTGATTCCGGAGCTGACTTACACACTTGAAGGGGTGAAGCCGGAAATTGACGAGATCATCTGGTACGGGGGGAATGTGCAGCACACCCTAAGTGCAGATAACGGTTACACCGTAAGTCTTGAACTAGAGAGCAAGTTGCCGGAAGACACTGTTGAGGATTTAGGGGTGGAGAACACGGGAAAATTCACTGGGATCATCGCGCATTACCGCGACCCAAAAACAGGAAAAGAAAAGAAATTGGCTGCTGGGGATCAGAGTCAACCGCGGAGATTAAATTGGTTATACGCTACAGAGAAAACTGCAAAACGCGCGGTAGATCGGGAGTGGAAAAGAATGCAGTCAGAAAGAATTAGCCCAGCTTAGAACCGGGGCTAATTCTGAAGTAACGAGAAGCGCCGTAAAGGATAGCTTCTGACGCCTCGTCTCAAAGGAGCACTAGAACCCCTTTACAAAACTTACCTCATCACCAAACGAAGAAATTTTCAATGACTCATTATAACCGACCACGCCGACGCACTCTTCGCAAAACTTATTATGATAAGCAGCAAGAAAAAGATATTTTTCCAAAACCTTAGAGTTTGCTGAATACATTTTAATATTTGACGCAATCATGTCTCTGTGAAGCGCTATAACTTGCACATCAAGCTTTGTGGGGAATATCCCCCCCGCTTCAGGATCATCATTCGGTACAAACGCCGCGCGAAGATAGTTTACAAAATATCGTCCATGACGCTCAAAAACGTAACTCCTACAAGACCGCCCATTGAATACTGCACTGACTACATCTAAATGCTCATTTTTCTTTGCAAAATCGAATACACCTTGCGAGAGCATTACTACGGGGTTAATCGCTTGATCTTTCTCGATATCAACCGCTTCTATTAAAGCCTCACCATAAATTGCATTCTCGTCAATATACAGCCCCCCCAATGCCAGACCACCACGCACAAAATAACCGTGACGAATCAACTCAATTTGGTATCTGCAAATAAACTCAAATATTGGAGCTACAAAAACCTGACCTAGATCACACTTCAAGGAAATCAATACATTATCCGAAAAACTTTTAACGTCTACCAAGCCTAAATCTTTCGGTTGCTCCAATGCAGACAAACCTGCTTTCAACGCATTAACCACTTGACTACAGGCCTCATGAGCATTGCCATTTTTCGTGACAATACTTTTGAACCCTAACATATCAATGAATGCACAGAATCGTTTCTCAATTTTCACTTCAGACACAATAGTCGCTCCCAGCGCATACGAAAATCATTTTGAATTCAACCTGCACTAGAAATCAACCTATAAACTCTTTTTACAATCATAAGCACAGTTAAAATCAGGTTCAAAGAAAAGAATATTGAGATCGATATCAACAAAACTTTGTAGTCAATATCTATTTTTGTCTCCCCCCAAACCAAAGGTGAATACTGTTCTTTAAGAAGGTATGAAACTATCCCGGTCACAATAGAAAACAATGAAATCAATATCGCATAAGAAATACTTGACAACAGCTCACTCAGCAACTGCGCATGCTTTGACAAATGAATATATAACGCACTAACTCTAAATGCTGGCTTATCTTTCATGAGATCTTCAAGAGAGGAGGCAGAAAGATTAGGCTCAGGTGTATTCTGGGAATCATATGCAGATATTTTTTCTTGGACACGCTTATTTTGATCGTACACTAAAACCAGAAGATTCAATAAGAGACCGGCAAATATTGAAGACACCGACATTAAAAGATTAATTAGCCCCGACTTATCCGAAATCCCTAAATAATAAAACAACCCAGCAAGCAAAAATGGAGTCAACACAAATATAAAAAAATCGGCCCAGTCAATTTTACCATCCGCATCATAAATCGCTGCAACAAGATGTTTTTTGATAATGAAACCAACCCGAATTTTTTTACTCATCTTGACACCTTCCCTATAAATTCTTCGATTAGCTCGCTAGCATAGCCATGAAGTTCGGCCTTATCAGGAACACCATCAACAATATTAACATTATCGCCGGTAATTTCTACAGCAGATATCGGATCGCCCATTTTTAATGAAACAACTTTTTTCCTTCCGCCCGATTCAATAACCGCCCTAACATCAGTTGAAACTCTACTCAACATTTCTACTGGACTCTCATTGCCTCCAACAGCTATTTCCTTCAAAGAAGAAAAAGTCCCAAACGCTGCTCCCCGCTTGGGCTTAATAATAACCTCCGTCCTGTCAACCCCTAGCTGATCTGCCAAGTCACCACCTAAGCAAACTTCATAATTTGACAAACGAAGCTCTTTAACATTGGAGTTATCAAGCCATTCCTGCACAGTTTTCTCGTGAGCCAGAGGAGAAATACGGACCTTTAAATCGATCTGAGTCTTAAAATACTCATTAAATTTTTCATCAAAAAAAGATTTAATTCCGCGATTTCCAGCGCTATGAAACAACACCACAGCAGTTCGACTATGCTCGGGCACACAAAAATTAAAATAGAGAGACCTTACATCCGAGTCATCATGACGCTTATCATAAGTTTTGGACTTGCTGGCCAAGCTATAAATCTTTCCAGGTATCCCATACTCACCCAGATCAATCCACCCATAAATGGACCGATCAACCCGACTAACACTAGTTACATGAACTGTCTTCTTCGCCTCAATGTCATTATAGATATTAGTGCTTAGCGAATTGAGAAAAGCTTCGATAAAATCCAACAAATCCCTAGAGCGCACACTATCTAACAAGTGATACCTCTCAGTAATATCACCGGGCAAATATTTATCAAAAATCTTAATTGAGTAAGGTCTAAATGAATGCATAAAATCCCCATAGAAAACCAACAAGGCTATTCAAAAAAAAACATCTAAATTAAACTCACCTTCCATTAACCGTCAACATATCTAGCCATGCATAAAGATAACGCTCAACAAACTTAATATTGTTGACCGAAAACGTATCAATGCTAAGTAAGATATTACGGAGAAAAAACGCGGTTTGCTCTTCATGAATCTAGTCCTTGATCTTTAGATGATCGCCGGCTAATTCTTGTAGCCGTCACGGCTGAATTCAGCGATCGGATCCTAGTCATCCTTGCCTGACAGATCCGTTCTTAATGGGTACAGGTTATGCTGGCCTTTTAGAATCGGCAAGTGCTTCAGTCAAATCCTTGAGGCGCTGCTCGACATCCATTAAGCGTTTCTTTTCCTCAGCAGCGCTTTGTATCTCCCGCTTGCCCGCATCGCCCAGGGAGCGAAACAGCTCAAGCATGGCCTTCTCTTGCATGTTTGCCGAGTCAGGATCCGCCCTTTCGACCGACACACCGTGAAACATAGATCCCTCACCTGTGAGCAACCAATCGACACTTATACCCAAATGAGTGCGAAGCGCACCCATCGCTCTCGCATTGGGTTCCCGCTCATCAAGAAGATAGTTCTGTAGCGTCCTGTAGGGAATTCCTACAAGGTCAGAGGCTTCCTTGATCGACAAGCCTTTGTGGTCGAGAACACTGCGCAGGCGCGTGGCTATACTCATTTTTTCATAAGACTCGGTTGACGCACTCGTTTGGGTGCGTATACTGCGAACAAACAGGTACATCTTAACCAAGTAGGAACACATCAACCATGAGCCAAGCCATGGAAAAGCGCCAGATCCAGGCGCGGCTGATTGAGAACGGAAGCAACTTCCGCCAGTTCGCGATCAGCCACGGCTACGAACCGCGCACGGTTACTCAAGTGGTTCAACGGTGGGCCGGACATGACTCGCTGCCCCGTGGGCGCCTTTCGTTCAGCATCCTGAGAGATATCTCGCGATTGATAGGGAAAGAAGTGCTGCCCGGCATCCTTGTCGATCCCAATGCAAAGCCAAATGAATCTGAGGCTGTTGATCAACTGTAGGGCCGGCGAAGCCAAGGAGAAACCAGAAGATGAAACGCCCAGTTCTAGCTAGCCGAAAGGATGTCGTCAGCGCTGTGATCGGCGCATACGAAGGTGGCCGGACTTACGCTGCCGCCGACCTCGGCATGTCACTCAAAAAGTTCGATAACCAGGCTTACGAAAACGCCGGCAGCCGACCGCTGAGTGACGACCACATTCATCGCCTCGAACAGGTAGCAGGAACAACCTTCCTGCCGGACTACATCGCAGCCAAATACGGCGGCATGTTTGTCCCGCTGACCGCGTCGGCGGACCTGGACAACGTCGAGTTGTACAACCGCTCAGTCAAAGCCGCCGCCAAGCGCGGGATGGTTGATCAGATCATTGCCAAAGCACTCGACGACGGCGTCATCGAGTCCTGCGAAGCCCAGGCAATCATCAACGCTCTGGTGCACTACATGTCCGCCCGCTATGCCGAAGTGCTGGCGACCATCCAGCTACATGGTCGCGGGGTTTCAGCATGAGCCAGCGTACTCAGCCTTTACCGAGCCTTGCCTTGATCTCTTTCAACGCCGTTGCAACGTCGTCAACCGCGAAGCGAATGTCTTCGGCTTTCACGATAAGCCCTGGTGTTTCTTTGGGAGTCAGGCTTGTGGCTTCTCTGCCTCGCATGATTTCGACCAGCGCTTCGTACCGGTCCTGCAAGCGCTTCAGCAAGCTTTCAACATCCTTTTTTGAGTGAGTCGCCATGACCTACATCTCCGAAGTAGACAGAACACATTTGATTGATGTGCTGGCAAGTGCCCAGCAGCGGTTGAACACCTTAAAAGAAATCGTCGCGACCACCAACGATTCGCTATCAGGCAGTGACATCAGGATCGCTATCGGCGACGCGATCACGCCTTTGAACATCGCGCTCGAAGCGGCAGAAAAGCTCTAAAGGAATCGGCCATGAGTACCTACAAACTCGTCTGCCCGCACTGCCTCGGCCGCATGCGTATCCGCACCAGCGAAGGCACACACATTTTCCTGCGCGTGGCCTACCTGCAATGCACCAATGAAGCCTGCGGCTGGTCGGTGCGTGCGGAGTTCGAAATGACACACGAGATGAGTCCCAGCGGCATGGCCAACCCATCGGTTCGTTTGCCGATTGCCGATATCGCCTTGCGCCGTGCCGCAATGAAAACCGCCAACGATCAACCCGACCTGCTCGACCAAATGGAAATGGAGTGTGCGCAATGAATCACGAACAGTTGACCCACGACTATCGCAGCAGCATGCAACGTGCCGCGTTCGCTTACCTGCAACGGCATGAAGCGCAGTACCTGGTGGATTCGGACCTGCTCTATGAAAACTGCGTTCGGCACCTCGCCACCTCGCTGGAGGTTCCGGTGTTCATGGCGGAGCGACTGGCCCACAACGCTTGGACCGAGTTGCAGGTGATCAACCAGCGCAAGTGGATCGGCGTGGACTGGGGCAACAGCCCAGGCTGCACGGTCGTGCACTTGATCGATATCCGGGCTGATGTGCGCTACCCGGTACCGGCAAGGCTGCTGCCGCAGACCCTGCTGGCCCAGCGCGATTCCGCGCACAAGCATCACCCTCAGTAACCCCCTTTTAAACACCCCGCCCTGCCCCGCTTCCCGTGGGTTTGGGTGAGCTTTGCCTGAAATCCGAGGTGGATCATGGAAATCGACATCGCCATCACCGCAAAACTGCCCAGAGCGCAGGCCGAAGCGCTGCTCCAGGCACTGCGCGCGCAGTACTCCATTCAGTTCAACGAGTACTGGTATGACGATCGCTTTCGCATGATCCCCGAGGGTTTACGGCACGGCTCGCTGCTCTCGGCCTTCCCGGTGATGGCCGCGCAAAAACGCCTGATTGGCGCCCTTAAACACAGTCTCGGCGAAGTGAAGTAAGCCCCGATGAACATGAAGCACGATCTGCGCGCCGACATCCTGCAACGCCTTGAATCCGACTACGGACTCAAACACAAAGCCGGCAAATACATGCGCCAGGGCGAATGCCCGGCGTGCAAGAAAAAGGAGCTGTACGCCTTCCACGATGACCCGTGGATGATCCGTTGCGGTCGGGGCAAGTGTGGCCAGACCTGGCACGTCAAAGAAATCTACGAAGACCTGTTCGAAGACTGGAGCAAGCGCGCCCCGGCCAGCGAGCAACACCCCAGCACCACCGCCCGTGCCTATCTGGAATTTGCCCGAGGCTTTCGGCTCGATCTGATTCAGGGCTGGTTTACGCAGGAAACGTATTTCTCCGGCGAACTGAATGCCGGCAGCGCCACGGTGCGCTTCGCGTTGGAGAAAGGTGGCTACTGGGAGCGCCTGATTGACCGGCCGCACCGGTTCGGAAAGATGAAGGCGCGATTCAAGCCCGGTGACAGCCCGCGTGGATTCTGGTGGTGCCCGCCGTGTGTCGAGCTGCTGGACGTCAAAGAGCTGTGGATCGTCGAGGGCATCTTCGACGCCATCGCCCTGGTGCATAACGGCATTGCAGCGGTGTCGGCGATGTCGTCGGCCTTCTTCCCTGAAGAGTCCCTGAAAGAGTTGGCGAGGTTGCGCGGCGGTAAATTGCCAAAACTGGTTTGGGCACTGGACAACGAACCCGGTGCGCACAAATACACCAAGCGTTGGGTGCGTCAGGCTCGCGCCCTGGGCTACGAGTGCGAAGCAGCGCAGATCCCGCAATCTGACAGCCGCAAGGTCGATTGGAACGATCTGCATCAGCGCTGGGCATTCATCGACGGCGAAAGCGAGCGTGCCGAGCAGATCGAAAAGGATCTGGCCACGGCTCGCTATCACGGCGCCTTGCTGATCGCCGAAAGCGCGTCCGAGAAAGGCGTGCTGATGTACGAATGGCGCGAGCGCCACGAGTTTCACTTCGGCTTCGACAGCCGGCTCTACTGGTTCAAGATGGACCTGGAGAAATTCAACAAGGCCATGCAAGCGCTGGAGTCCTCCGAGCGCCACGAAGACCAGTTGCTGAACGACAAGCAGCGCCGCGACAAGGCTTTGCGCCAGTGCGGTGGCGTGGTGGAAATCGCCAACTGCTACCCGCAAGCGCTGTATTTCCAGCGCAACGAAGTCACCGACGAATCCTGGTACTACTTCCGCGTCGATTTCCCGCACGACAGCGGCAGCGTCAAGAACACCTTCACCGGTGGCCAGGTCGCTGCCGCCAGCGAGTTCAAGAAACGCCTGCTCAGCATGGCCGCCGGCGCCGTATTCACCGGTAGCGGGCAGCAGCTCGACAAGATCATGAAGGATCAGCTGTTCGGCCTGAAAACTGTCGAGACAATCGACTTCATCGGATACAGCAAACTGCACGACTGCTACGTCTTTGGCGACCTCGCGGTACGCGGCGGTATCGTCAGCGTCGTGAACAAGGAGGACTTTTTCGAGTTCGGCAAGCTGCGATTGAAGACGCTGCAGAAGTCGATCGCCATGCACATTCAGCGCGACAGCAAGCAGTACCGCACTGACTGGTTGCCGATGCTATGGCTGTGCTTCGGAGCCAAGGGGATTGTCGCCTTGGCATTCTGGTTTGGCTCGCTGTTCGCCGAACAGATCCGCGCACAGTACAAGTCCTTTCCGTTCCTTGAGGTCACCGGTGAAGCCGGCGCCGGCAAGACCACGCTGCTGACTTTCCTGTGGAAACTACTCGGCCGCGAGCATGAAGGTTTTGATCCGTCGAAATCGACCCGTGCCGGCCGGCAGCGCGCCATGGGCCAGGTCTCGAACATGCCGGTTGTGCTGATCGAGGGTGACCGCAACGAGCCGGACAAGGCGCACGCCAAGGGCTTCGACTGGGACGAGCTGAAAGACTTCTACGGCGGCGGCACGCTCGGCACCAAGGGTATGAAGACCAGCGGGAACGAGACCTATGAACCACCGTTCCGGGGCGCGATTGCGATCAGCCAGAACGCCGATGTCAGCGCGTCCGAAGCGATCCTGACCCGGATTATCAAATCCCACTTTGCGCGCCCGGAAGTCACCACCGAGAGCCGTGCAGCGGCTGACAACCTGAACCTGATCCCGGTCGAGCAGCTGAGTCACTTCCTGCTACTGGCCGTGCGCGCCGAAGCGCAGGTGATGGCCAAGTTCGCCGAGCGCGTGCTGGTTCATGAACAGCAACTACGCAGGCTCAAAGAAATCCGCGTGGAACGGATCATCAAGAACCACAGCCAGTTGATGGCCCTGGTCGATTGCCTGCGTCTTGTCTGCCCGCTCGATGACGACCACGTCGCCACGACACATCAGGCCCTGATGGTCATGGCGCTTGAGCGGCAAGCCGCGATTAGTGCCGACCACCCGCTGGTCGCCGAATTTTGGGAAGTCTACGAATACCTCGAAAGCCTGGGCGAAGGCCCGCAGGTCAACCACAGCACCGACCCAAAACTCATCGCGATCAACCTCAACGAGTTCGCCGAAAAGGCCAGCGAGCATCGGCAGAACCTCGCCGACCTCAAAACCTTACGTGGGCTGCTGGTCAACAGCCGCAGCCACAAATGGCTGGAATCGAACAAAGCCGTGTACAGCGCCGTGCGCGCCTCACAAGCGGCCGGCAACGCGATGTTCAACAAACCCACCACCGTGCGCTGCTGGATTTTTCAGAGCGCGTAAACCGCAACCAGCGCTGCAACGCTGAGCACGCTCCAAAGGAGAAGCACCATGCAAGTTCAGGTTATCACCGGCGACGCCGGCACAGGCAAGACCACAAAACTCAGGTCGATCGAGGCGCAGCAACTGGCCGAAGGCAGACAGGCCGGAATCATCCATGCGGACGCGTATTCGCATCACGGCCTGCTGGCAATCATGGAAGTCAGGTTGGAGCGCGGCGAGCGGACGCTACTTGTCGACGATTGCTCGAGCAAACAGATAGAGGAGATTTTGCAGTGGCAGAAGGAGGCCGCGGGCAACGAGCGCTTCAAAGACTTGGCGATTCACCTGAGTCGCCGCGCCGGCTGATCAACGAGTTCATGCCGGAAAGAAGTGGTGCCGAGGGGCTGCAACCCCTCGACGCCGACCACCCCAAAGGAGAAGCACCATGCAAGCACAAAACCCATGTGGCAGCGGCACAGAGGCTACCACGAACGCCTTCAAAGTCGGCGACGACGTGACTTTCGTCGCTGCCCGCAGCACCGGGCACAGCGTCAGTCTCAGCGTTTGCGAAGGGAAGATTGCTGAGATCGACAGCGCAACGGCGATCGTCAAGCTTCGCAATGGTCGCGCCAGTGTGCAGCCGTTGAACAAGCTGACTCGCCAGAGCGAGCGCAACGCCCTCACCCGCGCTTTGCTGGGGGACGCCTGATGCAACCCTTAGTCAATTCTGTGGCACGCACACGCCCGCCCATGGCGAGCCATCGGCTTGACCTCCCCAGTTGCTGCGACATCTGCGGCAAAGCCCGATCCACTCGCAAGCATCAGGCCTGTAGTCGGATCCGACAGCAGCGCAAGTCTGCCGAGTGGGCTGAGCTGATGGCGGTACGGGCAGAAGCGAAGAAGAACAAGCCACGGCGCTACGCGCGCTGATTTGAATGACGGGCGATTGGGAACTGCAATTCTCGGTCGCCCAAAGGAGAAGCACCATGCAGGCAACGGCTTTGTTGTTTTTATACCTGTGCACCGACGCATCCCGCCTCGACTGCCAGGTAATTCCTGTCCAGCAATGGGTTAGTGGGGACGCCTACGAGCAATGCGAGAGAACAGCACATTCTCTGGAAAGCGTCCTGACCCCGGCCAATCGACCTCGGCATCGGTTTGTTTGCGAGACGCCGGACGCCGGCAGCTCCAAGACTGAATCCGAAAATCAGCCTCACCTAACGCTTCAATCGTTTCGGCTGTGATCGGGGGGACACGATGAAGAGAAGAAAATCGTTTCCCTGGAATCTGGACCTCACCGGCGTCTGTGATCAATGTGGCAAATCCCGCGCCCACGGCAACCACCGTAAATGCAGCAAAGCACGGCAAGTGATTGCGTCAATGCGTAGAGCAGAGGAGACCCGGTCCGGTATTCCTCCTACACCTAGAAAAAGCGCCGGATTGTTCTGGTTACTTCGTCAGGACTGATCAGCAACACTCCAACCTACGGCAACACAGAAAGGCCCGATGTTGGGCCTTTCTGCTTTTGCTCTGCTGATCAGTGGTTCAGTTCATCGTTTAGGGACGTGTATGGCACATGGCGTAGAGGCCCGTGGCAATTCGGTGCGGGTCTATTTTCGTTACAACGGCAAGCGGTACCGGGAGCTTTTGCCCGGCGGGAATACCGCAGCCAACCGGGAGCGGGCCGCGCACCTGGTCAACATCATTGAATACGAGATCAAGGCCGGCACCTTCAATTACAGCCGGCACTTTCCTGATTCGGCCACCTTGGTCGAGAACACCTTCGGTCATTACCTCGACCTGTGGCTGAAGATCAAAAGCAACAGCGTTGCTGCGACGTCTTATCGGGGATATGCCAATAAGGCCGAGGTGCATGTGCGACCGCGCTGGGGCAAGGTGCAGATCGACCAGATCGATCATCTGGATTTGCAGGAGTGGGTGCAGGACACGCTGTCGAAGCGGCTGAAGAACAAGACTATCCGGGACGTCATCAGTAACGTGCGCCAGGTTTTTCGGCTGTACCGCACTCGCAAAAAGGTGGCGCATGATCCGACCGAGGGTTTGTTTGTGCGATTACCCGACCCTGAAGCGCCGGACCCGTTCACCAGGGCAGAGATAAAGCAGATTCTTGAGACACCCACCAATCGGACGCAGGAGCTGCTGATGATTCAATTCATGATCTGGGCGGGGCCACGGGTATCGGAAACCATTGCGCTGGCCTGGGAGGACGTCGACCTGGCGCAAGGCACCGTGACCTTTCGCCGCTCCAAGGTGCGCGGCGCGTACCGCGTGACGAAAACCCGCCGTTCGACACGTCGCGTGCGCCTGCTGGCCCCGGCGTGGGACGCCCTGCGCCAGATCGATGCGTTGACGCGCCACCGCAAGGCGGAAACCGTGGAGGTGGTCGAGCGGGACAACAAGACGGTGCGGAAACACAAGCTGCACTTTGTGTTCCTGAACAGCAAAAGCGGGTTGCCGCACGCCAACGACTTCGTGGTGCGCGATCGCTTCTTCAAGGCGCATTTGCTCGCCGCCGGCGTTCGCTATCGCGGCCCCGGGCAGTGCCGGCACACCTACGCCAGTCAGTTGCTGACCACCGGGGTGGCGTCAATCGACTGGATCGCAGAACAGATGGGCCACACCAACGGCAACATGATCCGTCAGCACTATGGGACGTGGATCAATGAAGACGGACCGGACGTGGTGGGGATGTTGCAAATGGCCTTGAAGCTGTCACCGGTTACAGCTCTACATTGAATCCACTCAGGCCCACGCCTTCGGCAAAACGCCCCACCGCGGTCAAGCTGGCCCAGGTGCGCAGTGACTCACGTCGCGAGCGCACCGGCACCCAGCGTGCGCCGCTGCCGCCCAGGCGAATCGATAGGCCCCAGTCGGGGCCGCCGTTGATCCTGGCCACCAGGCATTCGCGCACCGCGTGTTGTTCGACCAGGGCGCGCAACACCTCTTCGTGAATACCTTCGCCGATCACTGCTCGTGCTCCTGACGCCGCGCCGCGGCCGCGGCCTCGAAGGTCTTGTACAAACCTTCGATACTGGCCGCGTTCAGCACCTTGACCGCTTCCAGGCCCAGCACAAATCCTTCGGCACGATCACTGGCGCGAAACAGGTCGTCAGCCGTGTGCGCCAGTTCAATTTGGTGCAGCAGTTTCAGGGTTTGCACCTCCACTGCGTTCGGCAGTTTCAGTGCCGCCAATGCATCAGTCATGCGTACTCCCACGTCCAGAGATCAACCAGATATCGAGGGAATGGTAGACCAGCCCTGGGGGGACCGGCTTCCACGGCCACAAAAAAAGGCCCCCACACCAGGGCCAGGTGTGGGGGCCGATTGAACATAGGCTGGAATTCAATGAACCGGTCATGGATGGCCGCTATCGGCCACAAACAGCCCATCATGAGTGGCGGCTTTAGACCCGTAGCGGACATCTTGAGCCTGGGCTGCTTCGCAGCCCACCGCCGGTGGGTCCGGTTCCCACAGGGTAGCGAGTTAATGCTTAATTGCCGCCTCCAATACTGAATTCTAAAGACTTTAGATTGATAAATCTTTGATTAAAGAAAGTCTTTCATATCAATATCCAGATTGGATCTAGATTTTATTTTCGCAAGAAGAGCATCAATTTTTTCAAAGTCCAATACGCGAAGCCCTGCTGCCTTAAAGGGATCTTCAAGGATTGCTAAGAATATATCTTTGATAGCGATATTTTCTGAGTGTAGCTCTTTAATAACTTTGGCATTGGGGCGGACCCACTTGCCTACTGGTAGTATTTTTTCCAATCCGTCAAAAATATATTGCATCTTGTGAGAATTGAGGCTGGCGGTATATTCTGAAGTTATAGCTTCCCAAGCCAATTTGTGTAGATTTTCATATTTGTCTTCATATGCTATAACAAGAAAAAATGGAGTACCATTAAGCGTCCCCTCTCTCCAGCACTCAGAATATTCTCCTCTGTGTTCATGTGCATGACATGAAAAGATAAGGGCTGGGGTGCCATCGTCCTCTTCGAATGACTCTGCGTTCCCTTCGACAGCCCAAAGCCCAATTTTAAATTTATTGACAAATTGGCAGGTGCTAATGGCATTGACTTGCTCGTTTTTACTGACAGTCAGAGCTTTCGCCTCGAGTGCAAATTTTTGAGTGATAACAGACTCAAAAAGCAACGGACTCATATCATTTAAAAACTCGAAAACCTTAGCAAAAGACGCAGCCAATGGACTTTCAAATATTTTTTTAAGTAAGCGCAGACTGGACTCGTTGAATATTATGTATTCTGCAGCAAAGTACTCTAACAGCGTTTTGTGGAAGAATTTATACTCTGTACCATCTCTTTGCATAAGAGGGACGGCGACAAAGAGATCATCTAAGAAACTTGATGTAGAATTAGGTATCGCCAAACTGATCTTGGCCGCGTCATTGATGAAGCTGTCAGCCTCGCTAAGGCTTTCAAATGAGGTCTTCGTTTTAAGCATCATGTAATGACACAGGGCTCGAAGCAGCTTTCTGAAATCCTCAAATCCAAGACCTGATTTTTTCTCCCGCGCGTATCCGTTTTTATTAATTAAATCGTGCCCTTTGTACAAGGCATGGTATATCTCATCGTAAAATGTCGATATCTTATCTGCAATTGAGTTGTTTACTCCGTAAGTCCTATACAGCAACGATACTAAAAGTGGACTTTCGATAAATTTAGAAGGAATGCTAGACACATCTCGACTGAGCTTGTCCCCGATATCTAGCCCCGATATCTTGTCGTATCTTTTTAGTAAGGACAATGCTTGTTCCTCAGTGAAAGGAGCAAACTTCAAAGAGGTTGCATTGATCAAATCCGGGATTATTTCTTGCGGGCGTGTGGTAATAATAATCGCATTATCCCCGCCTTTCGCTGACATCTCGTGAAGTTGATTTGCCAGCAAATGCTGGTGAGCAATCGAGACCTCGTCAAAACCGTCGAGTATAACGAAAAACTTCCCTAACCTCAAAAGTCTATAGAACAACTTTCGGTCAAATTTTTCGTCAGGAAAATCAAGCTCTGTCACGATGTTATCTGTGAAGCTTAGCTGCGGATCTACTTTTCTAAGATCGAAAAGTATTGGAATTCGGCCTGACTTGAATAACAGTTTTGCAACGATAAATTTTGAAAATGTACTTTTCCCCATTCCTGCGCCATCAACGATGATAGTGGGCCTCGTCGGGGAAGACACGAGCTCGTCTGCGGTAATTAAGTTGTCACCTGTGTCGAAGTGGGTATTTCGCACCATGTAAAGAGGTTCGTACGCTTCGAATATATCCAACTTTATCTGGGGAAACGTAATAGAAGTTATCTCTCCCACACGCTCTGAGAGCTTTATTAGGTAGCGCTCCATTGTAGAAGCGAGCGCGTCGGCGTTGAGTTTTCCTTTCAGATCCTTTTCTGCAGCCCACTTCCTGACCCTCTCAACGGTCGGAGATAACGCTGCGCTTATTAGTTCCATTCCCGGCTTTATTGCTTCACCAATTACTTTTTGCTCTATTGACGACATCGCTATTCCCTTATGGTTGTCATTAAAACATTTTCCAAATTTCAATCTGGATTGAAAGCAGAGTTTTGCATGGGGCGATTTTATGCACTTAATCATCCTATGGACAGTCGGCGCAGCATAAGAGAAATTTCGCATTTTTGTTCTTCTAACTCACCGGAGATGGTTCGTCTAGCAAACTAAATAGCGAGGTCACTCCATGCCGTCTGTAGCCCTGTGTGCGGTTGCAGCGTCACTTGGTAAAGCAGTAGGTCCGGCTTTGTGGCTCAACGCTTAGAACCGGGGCTTGTCATCAACACAAAGCTCCGCCACTCACTCGGACGGCTTCAAGCAGCGCTCGCCCGTGCCGTGTACATTGAGCAACCGGCAGTTAATGGCCGATTGCAGCCTATCAAGACGACTCCCTAAAGCCGACGGAGTCGCGTGATCGCATCTGTAATCGCTTTCGCGTTTTCATCTAGAGTTTCCATGGCCCCGAACGCGTTCTCTGCAACTGCCCCTACGCCATTCTCCGAAAGCCACTTGGTGACCTCCTCTATCGCCGCCCCAAGCGCATGCTGGTTGTGCAGTAGTAACGTGAGTGCATCTGCAGTGGCAATGTTGGAATCTGAATTATTTGGCATAGCAGCCTTCCTTGGAGTTCGGTTTGCAGAAGCCTAGCTCATCGAATCGCTGGCGAAGGTCAGCCACCCATTCGGTGGTGGCCATTTTTGCACCAAAATAGCGCCCCAGTCCCATCTCAGTCCCATACGGCCTTTTTTCAGACGCCAAAAACCACAAACCCCCGACTTTCTCTAGGAAAATCAGGGGTTTGCGTTTACTGAATGTGGCGGTGAAGGAGAGATTCGAACTCTCGATACAGTTTCCTGTATACACACTTTCCAGGCGTGCTCCTTAAGCCACTCGGACACTTCACCGTATCTCTTCAAACATGTTCTGTCTGTCGAGGCGCGCTAATGTAGTCGAAAGCTTTTGCGATGGCAAACTTTTTTTCAGAATTTTCATGCGGTTAAGAGAAAAAGTCGTTTTGCCCGCTGGCAGGCCATGGCAAACCGGCCAATCTTCGGTGGGCGCGGCCCTTCTATATAGAAGCAGAATGCTGCACCACGCTGGATGGGCCGTGAAACGGTGACTGGCGAGTCAGTCACGGCGCTTTACCTGGCTTGCGGCGGTGGGTAACGTCTGCCCATCTTTCTTACAAGGAATAGCGTCATGAGTGAGTTGATTTCCTACCACCTCGAAGACGGTATCGCGACCCTGACCTTGAGCAACGGCAAGGTCAATGCCATTTCTCCGGACGTGATTGCGGCGTTCAACGCGGCGCTGGATCAGGCGGTGACTGATCGTGCCATCGTGATCATCACCGGTCAGCCGGGGATTCTGTCCGGCGGCTATGACCTGAAAGTAATGACCGCCGGCCCTAAAGAAGCTGTGTCGCTGGTAACCGCGGGGTCGACCTTGGCGCGGCGCCTGCTTTCTCACCCGTTCCCGGTCATCGTCGCGTGCCCAGGTCATGCGGTGGCGAAAGGCGCTTTCATTCTGTTGTCTGCCGATTACCGTATCGGTGTCGACGGCCCGTTCAGCATCGGTCTGAACGAAGTGCAGATCGGCATGACCATGCACCACGCCGGTATCGAGCTGGCTCGCGATCGCCTGCGTCGCTCGGCGTTTCACCGCTCGGTGATCAACGGCGAGATGTTCGATCCGAAAAGCGCCGTGGATGCTGGCTTCCTCGACAAGGTGGTTGCCGCCGAGGAACTGCAAGGTGCCGCCCTCGCCGCTGCGCGCCAGTTGAAGAAGATCAACATGCTCGCGCACAAGAACACCAAGTTGAAAGTCCGTAAGGCACTGCTGGACGCGCTGGATAACGCGATCATTCAGGATCAGGAGCATCTGGGTTGA